GTCCTGTCTTCTTCTACGATGGGATTATGAGCCCATCGCTCTCCACCGCCTTGCCGGCTTTCCGGTTCGACGGACCATCCAACGGGTGTCCTCCGATGGCTGCAGAAAGTTCTGCAACAGCCTAGGCCATCCATCAAGTTGGGTCTCTCGAGATTCAGGACGAATCACGAGAGCACGTACCTCAACAGATTGTTGCTGTACGTTTCTCCGTTGACGGATCTTCTTATCATGGTTGCATTGGATTGCGTCCGTGATAGAAGGACGGACTAAACAAGGGTACGCGGAAGTTGAGACCCCGTAAGGGATCTTTCCGTACACTTTTTCGGTCCAGTCAGATAGGTATCGAGAAGCATGCCCATACCCGCGCTCTGTCAAGCTATTGACAAGGGCAACGGATGCCGCATAGTTCTCGACATCGAAAGGGCGAGCAGGGAGGAGCTTCGCACGAGCCGGTGTAACTTGAACGCCAAAGTAAGCGTCCATGCCGCACGACTCACGGAAGTTCCCCGACCAGTAGCTCTTCTCCAAATTGACCGCGAGGCCAACGTTGGTGAAGCTATTGATCACTACCTCAGCGAATTCTACGGGAACGATAACATCGTCCCCATAGACATATACTGAGGTTCTGGCTTTTTCAAGCGGCACAAGCTGTCTTACAGCGCCGACTGCCAAAGCCCAGAGACAAACACTCATAACGGGGAAGCACAAAGCACTCCCCATCGGAGCATGTTTCTGGAATTCGACAACCCTCCCGTCAGGGAGGAGAGTCGACGTCGTGCGGCATGCCTCCAGAGCTCTTAGCAGATCAGGAACCTTCGAAAAGAGTTTCCTGACCAGAGCCATGGAGACACGGTCGCTCGCGTCTTTGAGATCAAGTGTTGCGTATTCACCGGTCGCCGAAGATCGGAGAGCGATGTCTGCGTTAACACTTTGCTTCTCGAAGTTGACGAAGCCTCCCGTAAGGGTTGACTTCTCCAACAGAGAAACAATCTCCCTCGACAGACCTTGCTGAATATACTGGTATTCCAGTGGTTCAGCAGAGATAAGTCGAGGACCGCGTGAATCTTTGTGAACAAGTACAACTTTAGCGCGTCCAGTCTCTAGACGCTCTAAGGATTTGTACCAATTCACGCGATCAAGCAGCTCGTCCGTAGAACGGGTACAAAAATACTCGTAATACGGATAATACTGGTGAATGGAGTTGTAGAGTCTTAAAAACTCCCACTTCTCCCATAGCTTCTCACCAGTAGCCACCGCCCCAGGACCGTGTCTCGGACTGATATTCTTTGGATTAAAACCATCGAATATCCGACCTACTAGATGGGTGGCGACCTTTAAGGTGTCATCCTCCAGTATACAAACTGAATTCAACTCCGTTTCAACGGAGCTGAAGCGGTCAAGTACTGCCGCTGAGGCTTCATCACTGTAGCCCGTTTTCAGTTTGTAGAACATATGGGCAACTTGAAGGATGTGAGAAACAGCCTTCGAGCGCATGTCCTGAGGCATCGCCTCGTCGAAAGCCACTTTCAGGTACGCCCCTAGAAAAAGGGGTCTACCATCGGAGTCGAGCTTAAAACCTCGGAAGCCGACAGGAAAGTGGTTGACTTTCAGTCCTTGAAGAAGCGCCTTCCCTAAGGAAGGAAGAGTCTTAGTGAGGAATGAGAGTCCCTCAAGCTCGGTACGCCGCTTGACAAGCTGCATGTCGAACTTGAGGTCTTTTGGAGAGGTGATTGATAATGGATCGTCCTGTATCGTAGATGCTGCTAGAACTGCACATTTAAGTGCATCGATTGGCTTTTCAGAAGACCCCATAAAGGGTACATCTCCTATCGAAGCCAGCCGACTTGCTCTCTACGATCCAACGGTCTTAGCACACCAACGAAACCAGTCCGCTAGGACTGACCGCGCAGGATAGCCTCAAGGTTGGCCGTATGGCCGTTGACGTCATCGACGATAGTAAGCGTCGGGACGCACAGCGAGATCAAACGACAGAACATGTCCCGAACGTTCCCCGGATCGGTCGTGCCCTGCGGCACGCCCCGGTCGAGCGCAAAGGTCAGGTTCACAACCGCTTTCTTGTACTCCGTTCCAACCAGGACGGTGTCCGAGAAGGAAATGAGTGTGCGGTCCGTTATAGCACCAGGCTTACCGGACGTCGAATGACGGACGATGAGATCACGCGGTTCGTCGTTAGACGAGGTGCGTTCGCGGCGAATGGTATCACTACCATTCACCGAGATGGTGTCATAATTAACGGCGGTTTCGTGGCCGGTTTGCACGGTGAGAGTGTCAGCTAGCATATTCTATGCTCCTATCTATATAGAGCTTGGAAGCGTTAGTATGCGCTCCCAGCAGAAATGGCAAGAAGAAAGCTTGCCTCTGTTGGAGAAAGAGACCCTAAGTCGAAAAGACTTGAGGCCTCAGGAATGCCGCTCCATCGGCGATAGCTTTGGACTCGAATGAGAGACTCATCAGGCACAGTTTTATAGTGCAAGATAGGATCCCATTCGACGTACTGTCCCCACCGTACGAGCACCTCAACGGTGACCGAATATGTGGGACGACGAACCCAGGTAGAACCTGAGAAGACGGAATTAAAACCGTTCTCGTCTAAGACAGCGTCCACTCCGAGTAACCAATCCAGAACGAAGCTGAATGGAAGAGATTCCCAAGCAGCAAGTAAAGGATTGTTTAATCCGAGAGCGAACCCGACAGCCCGGAGTTCCGCGAGTTTGTCGTTAAGGCCTTCGAGGAAATGGGTATGGTAACAACCCGCTCGAAAGTCCGCTCGATAAAACTCACGCCGTAGACGGCCAACAAACGGAGGGATCCCGTAATCCGTCATGAACGGGAATGCGGGAGGCTGCCAAAAATTCTTCTTGGTGGAAGAAAGTTTGGTCTCTTTGCCCCAGGTATCACGCAGAAATTGAAGCCTGCGTTGAACTGAGCCAAAGAGATTCCAGATCGTATTAAGATCTGAGATCAGCGGCGCCCAACCGAAAGACCAGTTGAGGTATCCATCTGCGATCGTCTTGGACAGACTCTCAGCTAAATGAGGGATGAGTTCCTTCAGTGAGAGAATGTCCTGGATGATTTCGTTAAAACCAGCTTCTTTTGGAATCTGACGCGTCATGTGCTTCAAAGCATGGCGCATCATATCCTCATGAAGCTCTCCGGGAGGCAGAGGCACTAAACCGTCGAGTACATGGAGATCCAAGTGAAGAAGTTGATTCGAGTCAGGTGTGAACCAGTGGTTGGTACCACTAAAGTCCCACGCCGTCACTTGAGCCAAATTCTGGCTAGGACCGTCCACGACGTAACTGTTATGGGTCGCATTAGTATCGACGAAGGAAATAAACTTCCCTTCTTCGTTAATACGACAGGCACCATGGATATCTTGAAACCAATGTCTTTCTCTCTCACTATGAGTAGAGTAGGGCAAGGTCTGAAGGTCCGTGGAACCGTCAGCGAACTGACGGAGATACGAGTAGTCGCTCGTCTTATCGACGAAACGCGAACTTTCCCGTAGCCTGGGTGTCCCATTAACTATGCTATCTGGCATAGCGTGCCTCCTATAACGACGTGCTCATCAAGCACGGTAAGATTGGAGCCTGGACAACTCTTTATCAGTCATCCAGGTGCACAACTGTTTACAGTTGTGTG